GGCTTTGCCGAACTGACGAAGTCAGTAACATGATGCCGTGGTGAGTGTCAAGGGTGCCCTAACCCCCATGTTTTCAATGGCTTAGGAGTCCCTTATATCTTTATCACACACACAGGGCGCGTGTCAAGACATACACACATATTTATTTTTGTCAAGCAATTTTATATATTTATTTTTGTCAAGCCCTCCAGCCCGTCTATTTGTAAATAAATCTCTTGACGTTTTGCTTGGGCTATGGTTATGGTAATGCGTGCGGTAATCGCATGACGCATATATTATAACCATAGCCCGCGCATTCCTGTCAAATCCCTATCGTTCCTCCACCATTTTGTATACAGCCTGAAATGCGTCTGACGTGATGGACTCCGTATACTGCGAGCGGTTGAGGTGCCGCAGTTTATCAATCCAAACGGTCACGATTGGGTGCGCATATACCCCTGATTCAAACTCCTGCCCGCTCGTGAGGGCTACTTTTTTCATTTGTGTTTCTCCTAGTTCGGTTATGGGTTGATTTATCAACCTGTATTCAATAGTAATACATCCTACAGTGCTTGTCAAATCGCTAGTAATTGCCCGCTATTTCCGTCTTCTCATGCTCGCGATTACATGCCGTGCATAGTCCATCGTTGCGGCGCGATTCATCCTCAGAGATGCCCTTGTCGCACTCCTCGCACTCCCATGTGAGTTGAGTAGTGTCTGTATCCCAATTGGTTACATAGCCCTTCTCGACTTGGAAGTCGGACGGCATACGCTCGCGCCATTGCTCATGTGCACGATTCTCTGCATCATACTCTGAGCAGCCCTCAACTTCTACAGTGTATGTGCATGATGCCGTTATGGTTACTTCTACCGAATACTTCATGATCTGCCCTCGCTCCTGATTAGGTTATGAGTGACTCGCTTCATCACTCTGTATTCAATAGTAATACATCCTGCGGCGCTTGTCAAATCGCGCAAAATGACCGGCATTTCTGCCGGTCATTCGCGGCGCTCGCCTAGGCTACGGCGCGGACTCCCTTCAACTCCGCCATACGTTCGGCGAGTTGCCATAGCGCACGATTGAGGCGCACGTTTTGATCGATGCCCCGGACTTCGCGAGTGGACACGCGGCGCGTCCCGTTATCATCGCGGCGGAAGTTTGACAGACCTCCGCGAATGACGTTTTCCTGTACTACGTTCATGGTGCGGTACAGGTCCGGGGCTGCGCGTTGGTAATCGCTGTCTGCCCGGTCTTCCGAGCGGCGCGGGCGAAGCAACTGGCTAACGGTGATGGGCGTAGTGTTATTGCCCTCGGAGTCCTCGAAGCGCAGTGTGTGAGCGGCTTCGGCGAAGACGTTCTGTTCGCCTGCGGACAGCCGCAGTTGCTTCCATGCGTCTACCGTCCCGAGCGCTCGCCGAGACTGCCCAATGATTTCGAAGGTGCCCTCGATTACCTTGTTAACCACGTCGCCCTTATGCGGTATCGAAAGCTCGCCGAGCGTCTCGGAGCAAATCACCAGTCCATTCGCGCAGACCTTACGAAACATCCCGGAGAAAATTTTGTAGGCGGAAGTACCGTCGTGCGCGTTGATAAGCACGGCTTCCGGTACATCCTCGCCAAGCGCTGAAAGCGCTGCGGACTTGTGACGGAAGCGGATAAGGTGCTTCGTGAATTCCGTCTTTCCTTCGATGCGCGAGTTGCCTTGCATCGCGCTAAACGGTTCGAAGCCTTGCGCTACCAGTCCCTCGATCACTTCGGAAGTTGGGATATAGGTGAAGCGCTGCGAGCGCGACTCATGCTTTTCAGTCGCGAATGCCGAGGGCACCATAGCGCGCAGTTCGGAGATGCTGAGGGCGTTGGTCCGGTTACGGTTGTAGCTGCTGAAGTTGCGGAAGGATGCCATTTTGAAATTCTCCTAGTTCGGTTATGGGAAGCTCCATTGCTTCCATGTATTCTATTGTATTACAAATCCGGGAAGATGTCAAATCGCCCTAAAATCGCCCGCCTAGTAATACTTCTCTAGTCGCGATGCGGTAAAGATGCGGTGAGCGATAAGCATGGTATCGGTGTCCATGTCAGTGACAATGGACTTGCGAGCATCGGCAAGAATCGAGTATGCCTCAGATTCAAACTCGCGCCAGAGATACGAGGTTGCGCCGCGCAGAATCAAGTAGCCCGCCAGTTGATCGCCCTTGATGTCGCACTCTGTTAGAACCTCGGGTACTTCGATTTCGTTCGCCATTTTGTAAAGCTCCTTCGTTTGGTTATGAGTGACCGAATCACTCTGTATTCAATAGTATTACAAATCCCGGCGAATGTCAAATCACCCTATTTCCTGATAAAGCGAGCCGCTTTTCAGGTGCCATGCTTCAAGCTCATCGAAGTAACCCGAGACAGCCTCATCGAAGCATGTATACCCGAAACGCCCGCGTTTACGCTCGCGAAGCCAGTCGGCGAATATCTCGCGCCAGTCGTCTATCACTTCCGCGTGCGTCTTTCCATCGCATCCATGCTCCGCAGCGTCATAGCATCGCCCCGCTCGCTCCGGGTAATTGATGAAGTCCGCATCTCGCTCCGACTGCTCCACCGTTACAAACTCCGACCGAATAAACCAGTCGATAAACGCCTTGATTCGCTCGCTTGCCATGATGCCATTCTCCTAGTCTCGGGTTATGGGGGCGGAATGCTCACACCCCGGATTCATGCGGTAGCGTTGGCTGATGGTGCCAACGCCCTCCAGTGGGCTTCTAGCTATGCGTATATCCATCCGGCTCAATGCCAAGCCACATACCGCACCAGTGGAGCATGAGGCATCCGTGTCCCTGCCGGATTCGGGTCATAAATCGCCCGAGGGTTGGCGAGCCGTCCGGGTTCTGCATGAACTTGCGGAGAAGCGCGACATACTGCGCACGGTTGATGTCGATGCCGGTATCGTATCCATCGTTGACAACGATGCGCTCGCAGACGGCGGACGGGTCCGGGTCGGCGAGTTGCGCAAGCTCCTCACGTTCGGCGAAGTGGAGCGAGACGCGGGTGAGGCATCTGCCGCAGTCGCGAGCCATCTCCAGACTCCACTCACTATCCTTGTGCAATCCCGAGTCCGCGAGATGCAGAATCAAATCCACCATGCCCGCCTGATACTTTTCCAATGTGATGTCGCCGTATGCAATCCGCTGCTGCGCTTTGCGGGTTGCTTCCTCGAATGCGATTGCCTGCGCTTGTGTCATTTTGATTCTCCTTGATTTCGGGTTATGGGTTGATCCTTCAACCTGTATTCTATTGTATTACAAATCCCGGCGCTTGTCAAATCGCCTCAAAATGGGAGTCCGCATTTTTCTTGAAAGTTGACGCGATGCCAAACCGGGTTGAACTTCTCCGAGAACGGGGCAGAATTCAAATCCTCGCTCCACTGCGCTTCGGTGATGTCCCCTGCCTGATTGCAATGCGCCGATGCAACTTTCCAGCCCGCGTATGCCAGCCCGCGAGCGAACGTTTCGCATGTCCTGAAGTCGGATTGCAGGATGCGCTTTGCATCGCGCCCGTAATTGCTGAGGTTGAATGCCTGTACTTCGAAGAGGTTCGCGATACCTGCCTGATAGACCAGAAATGCTCTTGCCATTTGAATTCTCCTGACTGGGGTATTGGGGCTGATTGCTCAACCCCATGTATTCTATTGTATTACACGTCGGGGCGGTTGTCAAATCAGGCGAAGAGTTCGCGAATTGCGTTGTATCGCGGGCTTTCCGTATGAATCCATTCATGCTGGTGCTTCATGTCCCCGCGCATGATGCTGATGCTTCCATAAATCGTGTACTCGGCGATGTACGTTTTGCCATCGCTGCCGTCTACAATCCGCGCCAGCTTCGCATACGTCAACTTCTTCGGAGCGCCCGTCGTAATCCTCACTGCCCGTTCACCACGCGCAGTCTGCTCAATCTCGAAGCGAGCCGTGACCCGCTTGCTACCGTGAGGCCAATTTTCAATCCATGCGCCCATGCGCGGATTGCTGTAGGTGAGGATTGTTTCAGTCATTTCGATTTCTCCTGATTGGGTTATTGGGGCTGATTGCTCAACCCCATGTATTCTATTGTATTACAGCTTCGGGGCGGTTGTCAAGTTGAGGCGTTCGTCTTCCTCTTTGAGCCATGCCGCAACATACAGGTAGCCGTGACTGGCTTGCGGGTTGCCAACGATCACGCCGGTCAAATCCTCGTAGAGCGTAGCCGTTCGGTTCTCATCGCGATAGAGCGAGCCTTGCTTATCCAGCCGTTCCGCCATGTCCTTCGCCTTGCGAATCCCAACGCCGTTGAGCCATGCCTTTAGCTTTACGCCTGCCGGTGTTTCCATGCCTGCGAAGTCCTGCCGGTCGGGAAGCATATCGTTCGGGAATATCCAACGTGCGCCCCATGCTGCGGTTGCTCCTGCGGGTAGTTCTTTGTTGAGTCCGAATGCCAAGCTCACTGCCATTTTGATTTCTCCTCTTCGGGTTATGGGAAGCACCATTGCTTCCATGTATTCCATTGTATTCCAAGACGCGCCGCTTGTCAACTCGCGGCATTCGCGGCAGCGCGAGCGGCAAGAATAGCCTCGCGCCGCGCTTCCAGTTGAGCCACGATGCTCACCCGGTTTCCCTTCAATCCATACACGCGCTTGCAGTGCGCTATCACGCTGCGCCCGCTGCTGTGTTTCAGTCCGCGCAGTTCTAATTTCGCCGCTCCAATCTGCGAGCACAGTGTAAAGAATGCAATGCCTTCGGGTGTGTCGATAACGGTAGTCATTTCGAGTTCTCCTGATTGGGGTATTGGGGCTGATTGCTCAACCCCATGTATTCTATTGTATTACAGTGCCCGTACATACACCGCCCGCTATAGTGCGTTACTTGCAGGTCCGAGCCGTCGAGCGCTTCCTTGAGTTGCTCCACTGTAATCATTAGTATCCATCCTTGTTTGGCGTGTAGGCGTTGAGCGCGTTCGCAATGCGATGCGCCATGTTGCGGGTTCGCGCATCGCAAACCCATTCCGGGCCGCGATACACTTTGATTCCGTTGTTGGCGAAGAGCACTGCTTCCTGTCCGCGCCGGTCGGGGAGCGGGAGCAGTCCGGCATCTTCGAGCGCCGATTCTAAGTCCTTCCCCGAGCCGAGCACGTCTGTCTTCGAGAAGACGTAAATTCGCTTGCGTAGCTCTACGATGGCCGGGGTTCGGATGCGAGCTTGCTGCATCACCTTTAGCGCGTCTTCATAGGACATATCCGAGACGTACTCGGGGGGCTGCTGATTCTTCGTGGTCATGGTTTCCTCTCTGTCATCTGCTGGATGAGTTGCGGACTGTCCGCCAGTCGTTTGATGAGTGCCTTCGTGTCGTCGGCGTATTTGCCGATGGCGCATTCGGGATGGACGGTGAAGAGCTTCGTGTAATCGGATGGCTTGCCGCCGAACTTGCGAGCGCGTTCCTCTGCCGAGGGTACGAGCACGATGCGTCTGTCGCAGATGGAGCAGTTCATTCGCTCACCGTCCATTCGCCTACGGTCGCGCCGTTGATGTCCGCGAGTTTGCCGCCATCGTCAGACAGCCGGGGGGTATAGCCGCTCATGTTCTCTAGTGCTTTATGGAGTCGGGCTAGCACGAAACGGATGTCGTCATAGGTCTGCATCGCGTCGTTGCCCAGTTTGATTTCTACGGTGAATTTCATTTTGTTATTTCCTCTCTTGGGTTATGGGGGCTGATTGCTCAACTCCCTTGTATTCTATTGTATCACAACCGGATTACCATTGCGAATCCTTCCAAAATTGCGTCCCGCATTCTTTGTTGCAGAACCAATGGAAGGGCGGGTCGTCAATCATGCCGCGCTTTAGCTTCGCCTGTCCGCAGTAGCTACAGCGGCGATAGCGGCTGCGGCATAGCCAGAGAATGATGTTCCCTGCCTTCATTGTTAGAAGCTCCTCTCTGCGGCAGCGTCGGTGATGGCATCGCGGTACTCCTGCAACTTCCCTTCGTTCTCCTCTTCAACACGCTCCTTCTCCGCAGCTACCCGCTCTTCGAATGCCTCGTCCGTCTCCTCTTCCTCCCGCTCCACCGAATCTTCGTCGAATTCTTCCAAGTCCTCGCCGCCGTAGTCCTTCGCGTTGTCCAGCGCATCGTATGTCTCTTGCAGTTGGTCGATGCGCTCGCGGTTCTGCTCCTCGCTCGCGGGCATGTTATTGATGGCCTCCTCGTACTCATCCATCACTTCCTGAATCGAATCCATGCAGGACTGCACCGCGTCTTCGATATCGCTCACGGTGTCGAGGTTGCCGAGTTGGTCTTCGAGGTCTTCGCAAGCCGCGTGAGCCGCGCTCATCTTGGATTGGGTGAGTTGCGATGGCCTCGGCGAGCCGTGGTCAACGTGTTGACGACTGGTGCCGCCGTAGCGGAAGCTCCACTCGTAATACTCCTGTCCCGCCACGATCTTGTTGCTGCACCGAACACAGCCGTAGCTCTCGCCTCGGGTTGACTTTTTCTTGCGGTTGACTCTCGGCATTTCTTTCTCTCTTTCGTTTTTAGATGGTGCTGTCTTCGCTGCTTGGCCGCTGCACTGAATCTTCAGCGCCGGGAATGGCGGGCTTGGGACTGACGCCGTTCCACACCAGCCGTTGTCCAGTCCAGCCCAACCCGAAGCGCATGAATACAGGTTCGTCGGTGTCGAAGCCCCACAGGTGGTATTGATTGCTCAAGTCCACTTTGTTGCTCTCACGCGGGAAGAGTTCGGCCATCTCGCGCTCTTCCCCCACGATTTCATTTTTGATTCGTTGCAGGTCGCGCCAGTCCCGCACTGGCGAGCGGTCGTTGTTTTTGATGGACAGGTGAATCAGCGGGTAGGGCACTCCCGGCACTTCATAGCGCCGGAAGAAAACGTGGTAGCGGTTGTTGTGGTAGCAAAGCTGCTCCTCGCCCTGCACCTTCAGCATCGAAGTCTGCCAAGCGTCCCACCGTTTGCCGTGTTGTTTATCGCCCCTCACTGGCACCCGCTTTCTTGGGCTTGAGCGCCAGCACCTTTATCTTTTTGGAATCGTTCGCGGTAGCTTCGGCCTTCAGCATGTCGGGGGTGGGATGCCATGCAGGACCGCGCAGGTCGTCACCTTTGCAACCGCAGCACATCGTATAGCCAGCGGCATTCGACATGCAGGCGGACTGCGGGGTATCGCATATCGGTTTGTAGTTGTAGAACGTCGATGCTTTCATCGTCCCTCCACATCGCGTTCAATCTTGTAAACGCAGTCGCCGATGGTCGGGATAAAGAGATGCCCTTCGTCCGTCTTGTAGGTACAGCTTTTGTTGAGGGCGTTCAAAGTTTTTCCGAAGCCCTCTTCGACATACTTAGCCGTCTCTGCAAGGCAGCGCAGGACAACGCCGATGTCGTTAAGGCTCATGGGTTGGTGGTCTGGAATATCGATGGTGATGCGGGTCATGGTATCTCCTGTGTATTCTAGTGTACTACAGGCGATATCCCATGTCAAGTTGGCTCCTGCTAGACTCGCGGGCACCCCGGCCATCTTGCGTTGCCTCGGGGTTGGGCGGGTTGCGGCGGGAAGTGGAAGCCCCTTGGCTGCTGGTGCCAAAGGGCTTTCCCGCGCCTCGCCAGCCTGCGGGCTACTCTTGCCCTGCCTGAAGGTCGCCCAAGCTCTCCATGTCCCACAACTCCTTCAGGTCTTCGAGCGTGAGCAGACGGTTGCGGTATTTCGGCGGGGGCACCTTTTCATTGGGGAGGTCGATGCCCGTTACCTGTCCCCCCGGACTGAGTTTGCGCCGGGAGGATTCGAACGTCGCGCCCGCGAAGCCGTGCGCCATGACAATCACGCCACCCCGGAAGCCTGCTTCGTCGGCGTAGGACAGGTACAGCCAGTGGAGCGGCTGTGTGCGCTGCTCCTCATTGATGAGCGCGTGTATCCGCGCCAGCTTTTGTTCGTCATCCATTGCGCGTCAATCCTTCTCCCTCATAACTTCGCTGCGGAACCATCCTTCGAAGTCCTGCTCGAATCGCTTCAGCGATGCGGCCTGCCGCTTTATCTCGCGCTGCCAGCGCAGGAGAATCCATGTGTTTAGTGCCGCCACCACCACCACCAGCCCCCACACGATGCGCTCGCCAAAATGCAGACGGAGCAATACCAACGTTAGCGAGATACCCGCCATCATGCCGCTCAGGGCAATGGAGAGCCGTTGGCTTTGAGAGCTAAATATCCCTGACCGCCGCAGTGCGAGCACGGTTTCTGATTCTTTGCGCTCCATCCTGTCCCTCCACATTCCGAGCAAGCGTTGATGGTTCCGGTCCCCCTGCACTTCGGACATTTGCGCGACGGCTTCCCGTCGTTCGTGGAGCGGCGACACGCGCACGGTCCCCGGCAATCTTTTTTGAGCGCGGCAGCGGCGATATCGCTTGTATCCCACGTCATTGTTTTGTTCCCGCAGCGAAGCACGGCATCGTGACTGATCGCGGGTCGTCGGGTCTGCCCGCCGTCGTCAGTATCACACTGAACCCGCACCAGCGGCAGCGCACCGCATAGAAGCCGCAGCGCTTGGCCGGGTACGGGAGTCGCACCTTGCAACAGGGTTCGCCTGCCGCAGCATTGATATCGATTCCCTGCGGATAGGCCGGGTCGGGCGGGCACTGCGGTTCGCGTCCCGAATCATGCCATGTGATATCGAACTGGTTAAGTTCCGTTGTCATTGGGATGCGCGTTCCCTTCGTCGTCAATGTCGCCCCCCGGCGACTTCATCAGGCTATCTTTGCACTCTTCCGCGCCGTACACTGCCAGCCCGAGAGCGCGGGTGTAGTTGCAGTTCGCCTTGATATGGTTCTGCCCTTCGCGGGTGTTCCATACCACCAGCACATCCACGCCATCCCCGAACTGCCTCATGCGGTCGGCCACTCCCATGAGCAGTTCGGTTGCGGTCATTGAGTTCTCCATCGTTGCCCCCTCATCTGAAGCCTACAATCCAGCGCCGCACTTCCGGGATGTTGTCTATCCAGCCCGGTAGCAGCATGAAGCCCGCGCCGATCTGACAGCCGATATGGTTTCTCGTTTCCTCGTGCTTTTGCAGGTCGCTCATCATGGACGTGAAAGCCTGCCGCGAGTCCCCGGCGTCCAGATATTCGAGCGCCCGCCGCTTGCACCAGTCCATGTGTTCGTCGCCGGTCATCATGTCTCCTCTGCTTCGTCCGGGTCGCTATATTTCGTGTTCACCCTCTCTGAATCGAGCGCATGGCGGAAGTCACGGAATTCCTGCATGAGCGCTCCCAGTGCCGCATCCGGGAATTCCTGCGCCTTGAAGAATTTGAACAGCATCGCGTCTGCCTCGGCATAGCTCGCCGAGCGCAGCAAATCAAGAGCGATGCTGCGGGCCTCGGCGATGGTGAACTGTCCGATCATGCGTTCGGTGTTTGCCAACTGCACATAGGGGACACCGTTGCGAGCCGCAACGATGCCCTGCACCCAAAAGGTTATCCCGGTCGGCTTATCATCCATGACCCACCTGCTTTACCGAGTCCATGCCACGATGCGCCGATGCGACGTGGAAGGACAGCCAGCGCCAGCGGTTCCACGAAGGGATGTGCGCGGGCGGTCTGTCGCCGCAGGTGGGACAGGTACAGGGGAAGCCCAGTCGATTACCGTAGCGACGAGGTGTGAGCGACAGTGCGAAGGACGAGGGCGGTAAGAGTGCGCGCAGATACGTCATGTTGGAGCGCAAGCTGGACACATAACTCTTGGACCCGGCCTGCGGCAAAGGTCGCGGCGGCTTCGAGACGATGATTTCCGTCATCTTGGGTTTGGAGGGCTTGGCGAGTTCCGTTGTTGGTGTTGGTTTGGAGGACGGCATTTTGATTATCTTTGACAAGTTCTTTCCTTTCGGTGGGAGTGGAGTTGAGTGAGTCGGGCGGCAAGTATTCCCCTCGGGTGCGGTGCATCTTCATGTGCATCCCCATGCTGGTCATAGCGCTGCCTGTGAATGCACAGAGCGGACACTGGAAGCGCCCGTCCGGGGTTTTCTCATAGGTACGTCGGGGGGGCTTGGGCTTTGCTCCGCGCAGGCTGCGTATCTTGTGCGCCATCCACCTGTGATGCCCGAGCTTTAAGCCGCTCACGAATTTCTCGCCACACTCGGGGCATTTGTGTTGTGTGGGCTTGATAGCCTTCCCTGCCTTCGCCGCCTTCGCCGCTAACGATGTCTTTGAGGTTCCGGCAATCCCATGCACTGCATTCATGTGACTGCCTAAGCCTGTTTTCGATTCGAACGTCCGCTCACACTTCGGACACTGGATTGTTACTTCCTTCGTTGCCATCGTTCTCCTTTAGGGTTAGTTCAAATAAATCAGCGAGCCGCGCCTGTTCGTCCAGCGGGTAATACATGGTGGCGGCAAGCGTGATGTTGGCGAGCAAACTCTCTCGCGCTTCCTGTTCAGAGATTTCCATAACCTTTGCATACTCCGCGCACTCTTCGTCTACCAGAGCGCGAGCTTGTTCGCGGGTAGTGATTTCTCCATCTCGCACGGCACAAAGAATCTGCATCATGCTTCTCATTTGTTCGGCTCCTCATCGAAGAGCGTCGGTTCGGCTTGAGCTTTGGCGGGCTGCTTGCGGAACTGCGAAGCGTTCGGACACGTAGCAAAGTGACTGACTGCGGGCGAGTCGTCCGCCGTCATGGAGTTCATTGGGATTCGTCCACCAGTCGGGGTCTGCCACCATTCCATTGCCGAGTTACATGCCGAGCAGCGGCTATAGCAGGACCGCTTGTACCCTGCGTCGATGAGTGCCTTCTGTGTTGCGGGGAATCCCATGCTCGCTCCTTTCGTTTTAGGCGGGGACGGGTGCGCATCCCGTCCCCCTCCAGCGCGGCGGGTTCCATGCCCAGTAGCGAACCCGCCTCTCGCCTCGCCCCCCGGTGTTAGGCCGGGGTTTGCGAATCTCAAACATGCTTACTGATTTCGTCCATGCGGCCTTTGACTTCCATCACGATGTCCCCAATCTTTTCCAGCCGGGTGTCGATTTTGTCCAGCCGCCGCCAGAGCAGGGTGAAGAAAGCCGAACCCAACAGTCCTAGAACTACTTCTCCTGCGTGGCTCATGCTCCCTCCCTCTTCGAAGCCCTCTTCCTTGGTGTTCCCAGTGGTGCCGCCAGCGCGTAGGACGGTGGTGCCGCGCCGTCCACCGATGCTATCTCACCGTCTACTAGGTACACCCCGACCTTGCCCGTTGTATCAACCAATTCGAGCCAAATTTGAAAGTCTTCATCTTCGGCCATCTTCTCAACCATTGCCATTGAATCGTCGTCAAGCAGCGAGCCATCCTTGATTCGCATGACGCGAAGTTTTGGATTGCCCACCATGCCCATTGCGATTGACACCTTGATTTGTTCGGCGTTCGAAGCCTGTTCAAAGGGTAAGCCGTTGTAGGTTACACCGTCGTCCGAGAAGCCTAGACCGGCAACCGGGAACTTGGCGCGAGCGATGATGTCCGCCTGCTTCTGGCGGTGCCCGTCGATAGCGCGAGAGAGCTTGGCGACTTCGGTACTCACCCGCTTTATCTCGGCATCCTTGGCCTCGGCTTCGAGCTTGCGTTCGATGGCCTGATTGACGGCGCGAGCGGCGGCGAGTTCATCACTGAGGGTTTGCGCATTCTTGGGCTGTCCGAGCGGCGGTAGCTTTGCCATCGCATCGCTCGCCCGCTTCTCCGCACTCATGTCTGCGACCAACTCGGCTTCCAGTTCCCGGAGTTGTTTCTTTAGCTCCGTGATGCGTTCGGACTTGGCTGAGATGTCGGCGCGGTCGCCGTTGAGTCTGCGCAGCAATTCATCGCGCCGCGTCTTCTCGCGTTCGACGTCCACGTTGAACTTGGCAGCGTCGGCAAGCTCCTGCGTCATCGCGTCGATGTCGCGGGGCTTGGAGGGTAAGCCTTCGGGGAAGTCCAGCCCCTTGCGCTGTGCCACTAGCTGCTCAAGGACGGTATTGCGCTCGCGCCGGGTCTGGTAGTCCGCCTGCTCCTGCGCCTTGAGTTCGTCCAGCGCTTCATCCACGCCGAGCAGCTTGCGCAGTTCCAGCCGCATCGCCTTCGGCTCCATGCGCGTGAACGCAAGCGGGTCGAAGCTGATTTTGCCCATGAGGTTATCGAGCACTTTCTGAGGCGACGGGTACTGCATTCCGTCCTTGGCTTCAATCCACATCTCGCCCTTGGCATCGCCGCCTTCGCTCCACATGCGGGTCACGATGAAATCGCCGAGGTCTATCTTGACCTGTCCCCGGCCTGCGCCCTGCCGTACCGGGGCGGTGGGACCGCCCCGAGCGCCAACAAGCGCAAGCTGAATGGCATCCAGTGTTGAGGTTTTGCCGGAAGCGTTGCCGCCCGTCACTTTGATGACGTTGCTCTTGGGCTTGAGCGCCAGCACTTTGATCTTTTTGAAGTTCTCTACTTGCAGTCCGATAATTCTGAGTGACATCCACTTACCTTTCCTTAGCTTGGGCGGGCTGCTGCGCTCTCGCGCTCCAGCTTATCGAGCCGTTTATCAATCGCCAGTTCGCGCATGATGGCGGCGAATCGAACCTCTGCCAACTTCTCCATTGACTCTAGGCGAATGTTGATGGCTCGCATCTCCCCCTTCAACTCCTCCAGTTCCGGGGCGAGAAAATCCTGTAGTGCCTTTTTGAAGTCCTCAACTATCGTGCTCACTTTGCCTCCACTTTCTTTTTGAGGGTTTCGATATCGGCGTCATGTTGGCCGATGGTGCGGTAAAACTGTTTGAATTCATCGAACATCTCTTTGCGGAACGCTCTGATTTCATCCTCCACTCTATTGAGGCGGGAGTTGTTACTGAGCCACGACAGGATGATGAGGATAGAGGGGATGCCGATGGCTAGGTAAAGCTGCTGGTTCGTCACTTCGCGCTCGCTTTCTTGGGGGCGGCTTTGGGCTTCACCTTGACGGGTGCGGCCTTGCCGTTGGGGTACTTGCCTTCGAGCGCATCCACGATGATGAATGCGCGGGAACGGCGGTGGGTGGTGGCTTCGTCATCCACCCGCTTGAGGAGGGTAGTAGGGAGACGAAGAGAGATGAGCGTTTTAGTAGTATCTTCCATAGTGTTTTCATTGTATCACACGGTATGCTTAGGTAGTCAAGCCTTGACGGATTGTGCGCTATTGTGATACAATCGATATCGGCAGGATACCGCCGAATACGCTCGGGAGTTCTCTATGGACAATCAGATTCACAAGTATGACCGCACCTATGGAAGCATCGTGGATGTTTCCCTCACTACCAAACCCTCCACCGTCAAGGTGGTCCAGCCCGTAACCGGGCGGTCGGAGACGTTCATCATCCAGACCGCCCGCCATGAGGACGCCGGGGATTACATCTTTGTCGAGTGCGCCGATGAGAACGGACTGGTGCGCTTGGCGCTGCCCCCCAAGGTCGCCAACGCCATCGCCTCACAGCGCGAGTCCCTCAGCAAGCGGCGGCGCTCCATCGCCAGCCGTGCGGTCATGCGGGAGAGGATGGCGCAAGGTCATGTCCCCACCTTCAAGCGCAAGACGAAAGCCAAGTAAAGAAATCGAGGCCGGGGTTTTGTCTCCCCGGCCTCAGCCTTGTTTAGCCTAAAGGACGCCCCCTGCGGGGGGCTATTTCTGTGTCGATTTTACGCTCTAGTCGTTCATCGAAAACTGATACAGCGTTAATTCTGCCAAGGGGTCGCCGTCCTTGGTACGTCGGTGTTCGCGGCTCCCGGTCGGTGTGAAGATAACGCCGATGGCAAAGGCGAGCGCGGGGCTGTCGTTCGGCTCAATGCCATAGAGATTGTTTTGCAGGTCTGCAACGGGTTGGTGGGAGTCCGCGATGTTGGACAGGAATGTACCTTGCAGCTTGCCGCTCACAGTCGAAAACATGAAGTCCACTCCCCGCAGCATCCACATAGTCTCGGGAATCTTCGGGTCGTCGCCGATGGACTCCGGGGGGGTTGCCGCCACCTGAACCCATGTGGCGGGATTGGTGAGTCCCTGCCCCACACTGTAGTCATGCGTCAATCCGAGCAGGATAACGGTGAGGTCGCCCGGCACGAATGTCTTGATGGTGCCGCTGGCGGTTACGTCGAAGGGCCGGTGATCTAGCTTTGAGGAACCCGCTATGGAGAGAGCGCAGGGGTTGGTGGGTTGGCTGTTGTTTCCCATTGAAAGGAACATGGCAAGGTTCGAATCGTTGAGTGTGAGTGTTACAGCGGGCGGGGCTTGGGTGATGATGGACATGGTTAGTAACTCCTTCGTTTAGGACTTGGCGGCAACAACTTCCAACGGCAGCACGTCGGCGCGGGTCGCTTTCACTTCCCAGTAAAACGGCTGGCTCAGCATGGAAGACTTGACGGTAAAGCGACCGCCCTTAATCCGCGTGGCGGCGAGGACTCCAAACTCAAAGCTCTCGTCATCGACAATCGCGGTGAGTTGGATGGTGCGGCCTTCGGGACTAGTGAGCGCCTCAAAGTAATCGGGTAGCTGAATCTCCGCAACTCCCATCGGCGTCGTCTTCCCTTCCCCGCGATAGAACACGGCATGTTCCGGCCCCTCTAGGCATCCGTGTACGAGGTCTTTGCTCTTGTCCAGCGGGTGCGGGATGCGGAACGTCTTGCTGGCGGCGGTCATGGTGCCGGGGATGGCGAGGTTTCCCACATTGTCCAAAACCATGAGGTATCCACTCATGGCCGCAGAAGTGGCGTCTTGGTGGAACCATGCAAACGATTGGCCGCCGCTGTTGACGCTGACAAAATCTGTCTCGGAGTTGCCCAGTATAGTGTGGTGAAGTTTGAATCCCCACGGTTGATTTTGGGTGGTGGTATCGACAGCGGTTCCACCTAAAAAATTTTGGTAGCCGCCAGCGCCGCTGGATGTGATGGTTCCGGTGCTCTTGAAATTTCCAGATGCATCCATCATGGCAACTGCGCCGCTGGCACCATTGCCGAATTGCACTCCTCCTGTCCCTGTGTCGAAATTCAGATATAGGGTTCCAGTTGAACCGGCGTTGAGAACTAAGCTGTTGTTCGTATCGGTGCGGATATTCGGCGTGGCTCCTACAAACTTGGCATTACTGTTGAAGATGGTTACGCCTCCCCCATTGACGACAGCCACCTGTAGCGTTCCCTTATTGTCCAGTCCCATGAGGAGTTGCGGAGCACCTGTGAGTTGTCCGCTCGGCGTCTCGAACCACTGGAAGCCTCCGGGGGTTGAACCCGTACTGAGATTGACGAAGCTGGTGGCTCCGCTGTTGTTGATAGCGTTCCATCCAACGATGAGGTTGTGGTTTCCGTCCGGGGTGATCGCTGAATTGGCGGCGAGCCTCAGTGAGCCGCTACCATCGACTGCCAGCAAGGGTCTGCCGAATACCCCCAAGGTCGCATACTTTGCAACGGGGTCAAATCCCACCATAGAGCATCCGTCTTGCGCGAGTGCTTTCCCGATTGCTGCCCATACTGCGCCACTCGTCACGTTGGGTTGCAGGACGTTCAACGCTACGATTCCGGCTCCTGCTGCCGGGGAGTTGACGGTAAGTGCTTTGGTGGTGAAGTCCTGCGAAAGATCAATGTACGTCCACGACGAAAATATCCCTTTCACGAAGGTGCGGAACCAGAATCCGGGGATGGGGGTATTGTTGCCGCCTCCGATGAGGTCGCCGGAAAATAGCAATTGAAAACCGTAGGTGTTTGCGATGGATTGGAAGACGCTGAACGCCATCGAACCACCTGCATCCGGGCCGTTCACAAAGCCATCGCCTAGCCACCATCCGTTTCCTGCAAGCGTGTTGAGGTCTGCATTGTTGGTATGGATTGCACTGTTGGCAAGCAGGGTCGCGGCTACAAGGTTCCCCGCGAGGGTCATGTCGCCGCTGGCGTCCTGCCGTGGAAGGGTCGCCGGGTCAATCGAAGTCGTCCCCCATGCGGTGCCGGTGGAGATGCCCACGCCAGCGGGGGGATAGGTCGGTGCTCCGGGTGCGTCGGGCGTGTTGGCAAAGGTGCGGACGGGGCTGTTGTCCACTTCGCAGGTGTCTGCTGTGATATCCGTTGCGGTCAAGGTGTCGATGGTCGCGGTCGGGACGGCCATATTTCCGGCCTGAAAGACGGCGGCGGTTGCGGGGGTTTCGCCCCCGATGATGGCTTGGCCGGAACCGGCTGCATCCTGCAAATAGAGTGCCCCTCCGGTATGAATCTTGATCGTAGAGTTACCAGTTGTGAGGTCGCCTTCAATGGTCAGCGGGTATCCGAGTAGATAAAGGTCTGCCTCGGAGTAAAGCTGCCCGTTGAGGTTGACGATAGGGCCAACATATTCGTTGCTGTTCCACTCGTAATTGAGCAGTTGCCCACGCTTGTCAACGATGTTGACGGCGAAGCTGCCTCCGGTGATGGCGGCGATGGTATCGCTGCCGGTGTAGCCAGCGGGGATGATGACGTTGAAGGGCTGGCCGGTGGCGACGGCGGCGGTGACGGCTTTCTGGATGGTGGTGAGTCCACCCTGCCCAACGTATAGCTCGTTGTTGAGTTGCTGCGTCCGGGTCGGGCCTTGAAAGGTGGGTGCGGTGCTCATGGGTTTATCTCCTAAGTCCAAGTGCCGGGAAGGTCTGCGGCCATTTGATTGCCGAGCAGTCCGATGAAGTTCTGAACGCTGGTAGAGAGGGGTGCGGTGTTGACCGGGGTAGCGTTCTGGCAAGCTGCGGGCCATGCGAAGGTATTTCCCTCCGCGTCCTGCACAAAGATAAAGGTGTAGAGGACTCCGGGGATGATGTTGCGGACACGCGGCGGGGTGGTCACGTCGCTGGTCATGTAGATTTCCCAACATGCCGCCGCGATTCCGTCAAACAGCATGGTTCCGCTCGATTCGAGATTGAGTTTGGTTCGTGTCATGGGTTATAGGTTCCCGCTCCGATGGCATACAGAGTGTTGGCGTCGGTGGCTACGAAGGTCTGAATGACAGTGCCGTTGGCGCGGCTGTCTACCGGGGTAGCGTTGTGGATGTTGGTTGCCCATGTAACCGCGTGTCCTCCGGTTCCGTCTTGGCTGGTGATGATGGTGTAGAGGTTCCCCGGCGATAGCGTTCCGGCTTCAATCTGGTAGACGGTATCCCCTGCGAGTGTTGTCCACCATGCCGTAAACTTGCTGCCGTTGAAGTCGATGGTCGAAGCCCACGGATAGATTCCAAGTTGCGGGATGATGAGCGGCGGGAGGATGGGCGGCGGCTGCGCGGGGTCGAAGGGCTGCGCATCATCTAGGTCATAATCGGTTCCGGCGAGGAAGAGGTAGGCGTTCACCTGCACGATATCGCCGTTGGAGTTTTTGACGGTGATGGTGTAGTAGGTGCCAGCGGGCGCGATGACATCGTTGCCCTCCACCTCAAAGGAGACTTCGCCACTCGCGTCCACGGGTACGTTCTGCGTCACCCGCGCCAGCATGGACGAACCCGGCACTCGCGGTACTTGGCTTCCATAGCCGCAGAGCGCAACGTCAACGCTGCCGATTTCTAATTCCCCATCGATAATCTCGTTGAAAATTCCGGTGATAGCTGGCACGTTTCCACCTCACGCAAAAAAGGACAGTTGGGCTACGCTGGCAAGATACCTATGCGCATCCTTGCGCAGAATGTTTTCGCGGAACCAAGGACAATTCAAATTCTTCAGGTCGGCGTAGTAGAGCGCTCGCTTGTCGCCCTGTTCGGTGGCGATGTTCACCCCGCATCCGTCTTCGCCGAGTCCGTGATAGATGCTGTCGATGAGCACCAGCATTCGCCGGAAGCTCATGTCCTTGGGGTCCACCGTGAACGGGTCGGTGGCTGTCCCTTGAAATTTGTCGGCGGTATTGATGACTTGCAGCCAGTCGCCCCATCCCGCCTGTACGCGGTTGTAGATGACCTGCGCGACCGCGCACATGGCATCGGTGCCCCCGAAGTGGAACGCTTCGCGGGCGGCGAATTCGAGCAGCTTGGCCTTAATGAAATTCTCGTAGGTCATTGTTCTGCCGCCATCTTGTGAAGTTGGTGCTTCATGCTGTCACAGAGCCAGTTCATGCCTGCAAGTGTCGCGCTGTCATTGGCGAAGTAGAGCAATCCGCCAGTCCGCCGCTCCATGATTATCAGGATTGTGTCGCACTCTTCCACTTTCTCTCCCGCCTTCGCAAGCTCGCCACGGATGGCATCAGTGGTGTCCGTTCTCATTGGGACTACATTCATTGGACCACCCCCGCGAGCCGCCGCCGATGGCTGTAGAGATGCTGCCGATACAAGAGCGATACCGGGCCGAGCGGAACCGGGCCGAAAGCGCGGTTGACTTCCTCTTCGGTGAGCACCCCGGCGAGAATGAGTTGCAGCATGGCGGTGCGCCAGCCGCGATACTTCTCAGCCTGCGGGACGTTGAATTGGTCGAAGCGCATAAGGCTCCACTCCGGTCCATAGGGGTACTGCAACGTCGTCACCATCTTGCGGATACGCTGCCCTTTCTCCCACACCCATGCACTCACCCCAACCCTGTCCTCTACCGCGTCATCGTGCAGCCACAGCCGCCCCACGCTGCGTTCCTTGCGCACCCGGATAAGCAGCCCGGTCTTGTCGTCCGGCATCCACACATCGAAGTGCGGCGCTTCGATGCGGGCGTCCACCCCGGCGCGTTGCAGTTGCCGGAAGACGGTATGGGGCGATTTGATATTGACGAAGCGCATGGCCTCGTTCTCTTTGCCCATGAAATGCTTTTGTTCTTTCCAGCGCCGGGACGCGGCGGCAGCATAGTTGTATTCGGCGCGAATACCGATGGCTTCCTCGGCGTTTACGGCTTTCTCGCCGGGTTGGAATTCAGGCGGGTTCTCGTAGCTTTGACGCGCCTCCATCTCTTCGTCATAGCTGCCAGTGCTACGCGGCATATTCGATTTGAATTCACTGAGCACTTGCTCCTCCCGGCTGCAATGTTGGTGCTGGCAATTCATCTCTTCCCGCAGCGGAACCCGCTACCCCAAAGATTCGCGCCAGCTTCGGGCCAAGTTCCGTGACCGGCTTGGCGCTCTTCACCGCATCCAGAAAGGCGCTGCTCGCCTCGGGGTTGGTCGCCACCTTACGCAGAAAACGTAAATACTGTCCGTGCGCCGCGCCCACAGCGAGAGCGCCCCCGGCTCCTGCAAGCGAATGGCTCAACATATAGGTGACAGCGGCGTAAGGACTGCCCATGCTCAACGCCATCCGAACCGGGCCTAGATGCGCCTGCCGCCGCATGTGGGTAAGCAGGCTTTCAAATAGACCTTCGCTCTTATCCGCGCCCGGTTGCGTCTTGAGCAGGTCGCCCAACTCAATCGTGTGGGACAGCGCCTTGTCTCCGATGAGCGGATTCAGCACGTCACCGTGTGCCTGCCGGATTTGTTCAATATCGTCCGCGAGCGAACCAGTGCGCCGAATCGTTTGCGGTCGCGTGTATCCGCCTTCCGCGATTTCTTTCTCGGCCTGTTCGCTCATGGAGTAGTGGCCTTCGATGGTGTCATGTAAATCATGGAACGCATTGGCAATCTTCTGCTCCTCTTCCGCCCGCTGGATGATGACCTTGTTGGCGTCCGGCTGCGTCCCCTTATCGCGGACGAATGCCAGTATGTTTTTGCGGGCCTCCCGCGCTGTCTGCTGTGCGGCAATGCGGTCGTTATAGTCGGGGCTATCGAGCGATTTGATGTACGCCGTTCGCGCATCATCACGCGCCTGTACGAGCTTTTGAAATTCCTGCGAGAGTCCCGCCTGCTTCATCTTCGCCTGCGCCAGTGTATCCATCGTGTTCCCGGCATCGCGCCATGTCTCTACGCCGCGAGCGAGCGCCTGCGCATCATGTAACTGAAATGGTTGCGAGGCTTGGTAAGTATCGTTGCGGGCGAGTTGATTACGGATGTCGTCATAGGCTTGCGAAAACTTCGTGTCTTCGTCGGGCGTTGTCTCTTTGCCGAGCCATTGTTCTTTGATGGCGTCCATCGCCTTGCGAGCCTCGGGCGCTTCGAGCGAGGTCGAACCATCCGGGGGGATGTAGCGCCAATTCGCCTGCTCCATCGTTGGGGCGATGTTCTCACCGACCCCCGCGCCCGCCACCGCCTCGTTGGTATCCTGTATCGCCTGCACCACGCCCCGTTTGGCGAGGTTGGTTTGCATCTGCTTGAACGCTTCGGTGCGGTCGTGCAATAACTGGGGATTGTCCTCAATCCTGAACTGCTGCGCTCGCTCCGGGGCCGAGGGCGAGCCGCTACTATCCTTGAATTCCGAAGCCAGTTGCGTAAACGGTGCCCCTTCCAATTCCCGTTCTACGGGCGCGACTTCCTTGGCGGCTTTGCCTAAGAAGTCGTAGGCTTCGCCCACGCCCTGCCCCGCCGCGCCGAGCGGTGCTGCAATCAGCGCCGAGGTTCCGGCTTGGTCGGCATCGCCGCCAGTATGCAGGTAGGTTTGCGCATACTGCTCGCCCGCGCTCTTCATCGCCGCCCACCCCGCCCGAGCGAGACGGCTCCCCAACCCGCTCCCCTCCAGCGTCTTCCACGTCTTTGCGACTTCGCCCGCGATTTCGCTCGCGGGCAAGCCTGCTACCTCGGGTGCGCCCGCTGCGAGCAGCCCCGAGATTTCGGCCATGTTCTCGCCGAGTCCGCCTGCGCCCTGAAAGAAGCCCTTCGCATCCGAGTTGCGCAGAAGCCAGTCGGCGCGGGCGGCTTGTTTCGCATGGGCCTGCGTAGAGGTCGCTCCGCGAAAACCACTCTTGACGGCATCGCCCGCCTCTTCGGGGCTGGCGTTGGGATGAGCCTTGAGGTAGTCCATCACATCGGACATATCGCCCGACTTGGCGAAGTGATCGTTTACCAGCTTCAGCAACCCGCCTACTCCTCCCATGCTCTGCTTGAGAAAGCCGATGGCCATGTTGCTCATGGGGTCTACGTCTTTTCCATCCCACAAATCGCTGAGTCCTGCATTCAGGCGCTCCCGGAATGTCTGCGGCGGCGCGGGGGGTGTAGCAGCGCCGTTGATCGGCGTGGCGGTCATGCCGGGGGGCACACCCTGAATCGGCGTGGCGGTCATGCCGGGGGGTACGCCCTGCACTCCTCCATCCCCGCCGCCAATCGGGGTTCCGGTCATGCCGGGGGGTACGCCTTCAATCGGAGTTCCGGTCATGCCGGGCGGTACGCCTTCGACATCCATCGCTTATCTCTCCGGGGGTCTTGCCACAAATTTCCCGTTCACTGCCCATCCGGTTACGCTGCCCTGCGGGTCGGTGTATTCCATCGTTGCGCCGGGGGGACGCTGCACGGCGGCACCGCGAGGGTTCGTAGCAGCGGGTGGAGGATTCTGCACCCCGCCTGTCCCGCCGCCTACCACGCTGCCGAGCGTGGTGCCCGGTTCGATTTCGGCGTTCGGCGTGTAGTTCCCTTGCGCGTCCAGTCCATTCGCCGCCGCAACGTCGCGCATGGTCTGGATAATCTGCTGTCTCTGCTGTGGCGGGAACCAGACTCCATAGCGAGCGTGATACGCCTTGCCCTGTACGGACTGCATCCAGTTGCGCCCGTTTTGTAGTTGGTCGATTTGCGTCTGCGTCATGCGGAACCCGGAGTCGGGTTTGATGGCGTTGAAATACTGGTCCTGCAACGCCTCGTCTTCCGGTCCAGTGAATTTCTTGGGGTCCGCCGCTCCTGCCGCCTCATACGCATTCGCGAACCGGATTGACTTCTGGATTCCCCCATAGCGCTTATCGAGCGCGGCCTGCGCCTTCGCTGCTGTACCGAAGTGGCCAACGCCCGGTGCCGGGGACATCTCCCGCGTCTTATTGTTGAGCAGCATGGGTTGTCCATCCTGTTCAACTAGGCTCCATGTTCCCTGCTGGTCCGATTTGTGCCCCGCCGCCTCCCCATAGTTCTTGGCAATCTCCGAGGGTTCGAGGTCTTTTTTGATGGCTGTTTCGGCGGCTGCATTGGCGGCGCTGTACCCGGTATTCGTGTACAGAGCTTCCTTGTTTTGCTCATCCTTGATGGTCGCGGTAAGGTCTTCGCCCGAGATGCCGCCTGCATCCCAGTGCAGCAACTTACCCTCTTTCAGCGAGCCGGGTTTCTGCGGGTCGGGGATGTAGGTTTGCATGTCGATGGGCTTGGTGTTGAGTTGTTTGCGCTTGTCTTCCGGCAGCACCCACCCGTCAAAACCTAGCTGCGTACCGTCCGGGTTGAACGTCCCAATCGGGGCATACATGCCATCCTGCCCGGTGTGCCCCTGCATGTTTTGGGGGTCCATTCCATGCGCCGCCATCTCCTTTTGGTCCTTGAAGCTTCCGGTATAAACAGCCCCCGCATCGCGCATCATGAGGGCGAATTTAGCGTTGTTATCCCGTACCTGTTGGGCGAAGACAATGGGGTTCTTTTCGTTGGCAAACTTGGACGAAATTAGCTGCTGGTCCATCATCGCCATGTTCGCATTGAACATCTTCCGCTTCATGTTCTGGTCGTTCATCTTCTCGGCTAATGTGAGGGTTTTATCCTGTGCTTGCTGCGACAAATCTGTACCCGCCTGTACCCCCGCAGCGAGCGCTTTAGCCCCTCCTCCCGGTCCCTGTCCAGCGGCAAAACCCTTGGCCGCTCCCTGCAATGCAGCCGCCGCAATCCTGCCCCATTTCTCCCCCGGCGTAGCGTCCATCTGATGCACGTCATAGGAACCATCCGAGTTCGGAACAATGTGCATTGTCTTGCTACCGCCGAGATGATTCGCCACCGCGTTGAGCGCATCGGCCATGCGGGAATGGTGGACCGCAGCGGCCTGCATCATGGGGTCGCCCTGCGCCATTTGCTGCGTATTGGGGGCGGTCACGGTCACGCTGGACTGGTCCTGCGGGGGTGCCTGCGGCGGGGGCGGATTCGGGACTGGACCTTGCTGTGTGGGGTCGGTCTGCGTGAAGTTCGGCGGCGGCTGCATGTTCGCCTGCGGGTCGGTACTCGGGGGTGTTAGAAGTGCTGGTATTCCGCCCATGTTGATGCCTCCCTAGCTCATTCCCAGTGGATTGCCTGCCGTGTAGCCGCTGCCGGTGGCGAAGGGTACGGTGCCCTTGGTTGGGAACATATTGAACAGCCCGCTGGTGGGGTTGTAGGTGCCGCCTGCTCCCGCCGTCTTCGCACCACTCCACAGACTTGCCAGCCCTGCCGGATTGCCGAGCGCCGCCCCGCCGAGCGCACCCGCCGCACCGATGGCGGCATTCCATACGGAGTTGCTTTGCTGCGCGATATTGTTGGCGCTGGTAGCCGCCGCCTGACCCGCCCCGGTTGCCGAGCCTGCGTAAGCGTTGGGGTTCTGTAGTCCGGCAACCGATGAGAGCGCGTTCGCGGCGGTGGTCCAGTTCTGATAGCCAAGCTGGTAATTGTTGACGGTGTTCTGATTGAGTGCCGCCGCCCGCTGCGCGGCGTATTGATTGGCGTTGTTCGCGAGGATGTTGGCGTTGACGCTGGATGGAAGCAGGGTATCGCCCCCGCGAGCGGCAAGCACCTGCGCGGTGGCTTTCTGCGCGGCGGCGTAGTTCTGCGCGACGTTCTCGCTGGACTGCGTATTGATGGCAGTCTCCGCAGTGGGGGAGTATCCGGCTTGATACGGTCCAGCCTGAAGAATGGGCTGAAACGTGCTGGTAAGAGCGCTGAGAACCTGCTGCTGCTGCCCGAACATGGTGGTGTAGTTATCGTTCAGCGTTTTATAGAATTGCTGCTGCTGCTGTTCGATATCCTTTTGGCTCTGGTCGGCTCCGCACATAGGACTTACCCTCCCTCCTGAGATGCCGTTGGCTGGTGGTGCCAACGCCCCTCCGCGAGCCTCATGGACTCAGGCGAGGGTAATGTCTTGCAGAGGGTTCCGGGGCCACTCTCGGAGAAGCGCAGCCGCTTTTTCGCCATCGCCTCCAAAACCGGGTTACGGGTGTCGAAGATGACCTCTCGAATCTGGTTTCCGAGGAGGATGCCTTCAAGCCACTCCATGCCCTGCTTGAGGACATTCCGGTTGACGCTCGAATCCTGTTCGCCGAACTGGATGAACAGCCGCACCGCCGTCCGCGTCTTGAAGTACAGCACTACCCTACCCTGCTTATCCTCAATCGCCCATGCGTCCTCACCCGGACCTTCGAACATGAACCATCCGGCATCCATCGCTTCGGCGTGGTAGGGGTCGGCGGCAATGAGGGTATCAATATAGGCATGGTCGCCCGGTCCGACCGGGCGCACCGTGTATTCGCCGAAATAGAAGGTGGGTTTCATCTAGGTATCGCTCCCTCTTTTGGCGGGCAGAATGCGGTAGGTGGGTACGCTTGCGCCGTTGTAAAACTGGCGGTCCAGCGCGTCGTTGGTGGACGCCGCGAGGGGCATGGACGCCCGCATAAAGGGGGAGCGGTTGGGGTTGCTTATCCGGTCAATCTCGGGCATCGAAGGGGTACTTGCCTGCGCCATCTGTACCGGGGTCCAGCCGTTCATATCCGGGTTGCGTAGCTGGTTTATGTTCGGCATTTATGCGCTCCTCAATTCCTGCCATATCTGACCGAAAACGGTGTAGGTGAGCAGTTCGTTATCTGCATCCTCGGCGGGCCAATCGAGACGCATTCGGAAGTGACGGCACCAGACCGGGCGCTGTCCCTGAAGTACGCTGTGACGGTTGGACAGAACGCTCTTACTCGGGGGAAGATTCGGGGGGTCTTGGTGGGTACGGGGGATGGCTTCGTATGTACCGTTCGTTTCGTTCAATAGCAGGCTCACGGCGGGGGCTTTCCCGGCGTTCCCCTGCGCCTCAATGGTTATCCATGCGAGCGCTGCTAACTGCCCCGGATTGGCGAGCACGATTGAACCGATAATTCCGAATGCCGGGTACGGAGTTCCGGTGTCTAAATGGGTGGTGGAATCGCGCTGTCGAATGGGTCCGCCTCCCGCAGACGGACCCACCAATAACGCCCTCACGCCGGGGGCTATTTCTACCGACTGAAGGGCGCTATATCCCCCCGCAGGCTGCGCTCTCGGGTTCCAGTTGAAGCCCGAATCCGGGGCGTTGATGGGGGACAACCTGTACCAGTTTGCAGAGCCATCCGAGAGGAACCATGCGGCCTCCCCGGTCATCGCCGTGTGATAGGTAAGGGTGGACTTTGCGGGGTCGAATCCTGCCGCTACAAGGTCTGCAATCGGGAAGGACATTTCCACGATTCCAGCGGACGGGTCCAGCGACAAAAGGGTACGGTTCGCGGTGAACAAATAGGGGGTCGTAAAGTTCACATCAAAGGCGTCGTAATTGAGCAGCGGGAGGTTCGATATCCAGCGCTGCATCGCGAACGGATTAGAGTCGGTTCCGTCCCCGGTAACAATGTAAACATCGCGTACCGTGAACACCGCCACGCCGAGCGAATTGACCCAAAACCGAATGATCTTTGATTGCGCCGTAAAGGTGGTATCAAAGCCCGCATTCCCACTCGAACCGCCCACCACCGCGTCCGGTCCAGAGGACACATACACCACGTTCCCGACCGCTGCAAATATGTGTCCGTTGTGGTACTCCAAACAGCTTGCGCCGATGGGCAATACCGTCCCTTCGCCCGCTCTCTGTGCCTGCCATTCCATGTTCACATCGGCGTCCGAAGTGATGTCGGTGAAGCTCCAAGTCTGCCCCGCGCCGGGGTTGGGAAGCTGCCCAATATAGCCGAAGGTCGAGCCGCCCTGAAGGGTACGGAATACCACGATGATGTCCGTCTGCGCCGAAGCCGAACCCGGTCCTTGCACGATGATTTCGTTTCCCTCATTGCGGGTGATTGCCACGCTCGGGGGGGACATATCCGAGAGGTCTACGGTGATGGAATTCATGTACTCGTAGCCGTACAGGACCGCCCCGGTTTGCGCTACGGCAAACTCCCCGGCGTTGACCCATGAGGCTGTACCATCGGCGGTGATTGCACCCGGCAGCGTCTTGAAGTTTGGCCCCGGCAAAGCGCCGGATTTACCGGGCTGCAAAACATTCTGAAGGTAGCCGTTCGCGTCGAGAATGATGGGGTGGAAGAAAATCGGACAGGTCGCGCCGAGGTCAGTCCATTTGAGGGGCAGTCCGACATTCATCCAGACGACATTCGGGCCATCCTGTACGGTTGCGCCCAAGGCGGGGGGCCAATTGGGAGGGGTGGGTCCAGCGACATAAACCCCGCCTACGGTCTGGTTCTGGAAGAGCATCTTTTGGGAACCAGTGGTGACGGCAATCACCTGATAGGGGCTAACGGTCATGCCTGCCGTCCATGTCCCCGCCCCGCCGTAATTCCACGTTAGGTCGCCATCGGTGGTTGTGTTGATTCCCCCGGTTCCGGTGGCCCAACTCGGCGGTTCGCTCGCGCCCGTCTTGCCGAAGCTCACCAGTCCCGGAGTCGTCTTGAGGACTTGAATATTGCCGTTCTCGTCAATGAGCGCGAGGAATGCGCCGCTTGCGGTATTCACGCAGAAGCCGGTACTCGCTGCCCATGAGGGATAGGGGTTGGGCTTGGAGGTCTGTGAAACGCTCGGCGGGGTGATGGGTGCCGGGATGCCCCAGTCCACAATCGTTGGCCCCTGATTCACCCACAGGATGTTGTTATCGGTAACGTAGGTGCCCGACCAACTAGGGGGGGCGGCTCCGCTGGTTCCCCCGGCGCTCGCTACGGATACATAGTATCCGCCGATATTCGTTGCCGCAAAGAGGGGAACGTTCGTCGGTACGTTGCTCCATGTGATGATCGCGCCGTTCAGTTGCGACGGCTGGAATACCACCCGGTTCATGGTTGGGACGCTGGTGCCATAGAGCGCACCCGGCACCATAATCCCGGTGACATTGCTGGTGACGTTGATGGTCGCCACGCTTCCGCCCTGCGTGGTCTGTACCTGCGCCTGTGTGATGGCGTTCGGGTAGAACCCCGCGCAGAGCCATTGGTTTCCGTTCGGGTCCAGTATCCGGTCGCCCGCGTAATACGCTGTATTCGCCGTCCACCTTCCGGTCGGAATGACCCACTGTTTATTCTCTTTTCCGTTGGTGAAAAACAGCGTATTCCCCACGCCGAGAAAGTAGGTGTCGGTCGCGCCCGCCGCCTTGTGCCATACCACCGCGTTCGCGCCGTTTCCCGAGCCATCGTTCGCGCCGGTCACGTCATAGACGGCGGCTGCGGTGTCGGCTAAGACTTTGACCGCTTCATCCGTGAGGGTGAAGGTATTCCAGCTATAGAAGCGCTTGATCGGGGGGAAATTATTCTTGTTGTAAACACCCAGTCCGGCGCGGCGATGCAGCGTGAGCCGCGATGATATTTCGCAGTTCACCCCATCCACTAATCGGTCCTGCCTGCCGCCGTAGAACTTCTCTTCGTAGAGCGCCGAGGCCGCATCCCGCAGCGGGTTCGAGTTGGTCCACAACCCGGTCGTCATGCGGTTGATGTGCAGCGGCGCGAAGCTGGACGGCTCGGCGGTTGCTCCTGCGACTTGGAGGGCGGTGGTCATTGCTGTCTCGAAGCCACGCCCTGCTGTGTGGTGGCCTGTGTGCGCTGCGGTTCGGAGAGAACATCAAGCCACTGCCCGAGGAAGATGTTGCGCTGAAGCGCGGTGAGTCCGTCCTGCGCTCCGAGCAGGTGCGCGATAAACTTCTGCGCGAAGATGGGGAAGCGGGCGTCCTTGGTTAACATGCTCACGAAGGAGAGGAAGCCCCAATCGATGATGTAGCCCAAGTGGTCGGGTATCGGCCCCCACGATGCCGCCAGCGAGGTCATCTGGACCGGCGCTTGCTGAAACGCCCCCGCGAGCACATAGGTCATGTCCGGGATGGTGTTGAGCCGCAGGGTGATGTTGCCCTCTCCATCCTGCTTCTGTACCGCAACGCTCTGCGGACGCTGGACGCTGCTCTCCTCTGCGAGCACGTTGCGAATATGTATCTCCTTCGTGTTGCCCTTGCTATCGGTGAGCCATGCCTTTTCGAGAAAGCCGAAGTTCGGCACTGCCGTTAGATAGTCCTGCTCGGCTTGTATCGGTTTGCCGCTGGCGTCGGTGGCTGGTATGTCCACAATGAAGTCGCTGCGGTTCCAAGGCCACGCGAAGGGTGCTCCGAGCATGGTCTGTTTGGTGAGGTTCGCGGCCTGCAACGCAGGCTCGCCGTTCGACACGTTCACAGGCTGATAGCCGAGGAAGGGAAGCGAAAACAGCGCACTGGACATGATGTTGCGCACTAGGAACCTCCCCACTGCCGCCAGTACGGGTTGCCGGGTCCGGGGTCGCTGTAATATTCGGGGCTGAGTAACCCCTTGTCGGGATAGAAGCCGCGCCCTTCATCTTCGCGGTCGGCCTGCTTGGTCGCTGCCGCCATCGCCGCCAGCCATTCGCCCTTCATCCCCCCGTACCGCGCCTTGACGGTGGGCACAGCACTGTAGCGGTGCGCATAGGCAATGAAGCCATCCCGGAACCACTTCATTTGATCGTCGGGAATCGGGTTGAGATACTCTGTAATCTCTGTGATTACCGGGGCTTTCTTTTGCGCGAACAGCCGCATGAGCCATGTCGCACCGCTGGCGTCGGGCGGCGGCGGGTACAGGCGAATCCCCTGATACGCAGGGTCGGCTACGGTCCACTCGCAGGAGCCGTCCGGGATGACTTGACCGATGGGCCAAGTGTCCGGCTGTGCGCCCGGCCCCGGCCACGCTGGTGCTACGGGTGCGGTCGCGCCGGTTGTCCCCCACTTGGTCAGAGCGAGCAGGTTCCCCGCGCTGTCGGTGATGTTGGTGAGGGCATTGTTGGGGGTGACGGCTGGACCGATGGGATAGACGTAGGTGGTATTCGGTCCGGGCCAAGTGCCTTGCTCCAGTTGGTCATTCGGATACCAACACGCTCGCGTCGGCCATCCGGCGCTCACTCGCGACACGTTGAGGTCGCGCACGATTTCGATAGGCCATGTCGGGGGCGGAACGAGGGTGGTGTTGGCCTGTACGCGATAGCCGTTCTCCAGCCATCCTATGACGTTCACGGTGAGGCTCATGTAGTCCTGCTGGCGGGACACCAGCGGGAAGGGCGGTATCTTGATTCGGTTCCATTTCCAAGGGAAGCGCTCGGCTAACATCTCCTGTAATACATCGTTGGCAATCGTTACCGCAGGCTCTTTGGAGTAGCCTCCGGTGCTGACTAACACAGGGCTAAGGTCGCCGATAGTGGAGACACTATCGACGACCATTTGCAGGGTTGTGTTGGAGTTGCCCACGTCTTGCCTCCGTTACTTCGCTGCTGCCTGTTCTGCTTTTTGTGCCTTAGCCCGCCGCTCCCGGAAGTTGTCCACATACTCCTGCGAGTGCATGTCAATTTCCGCGAGGGCGTTTTGCATGGATGTGTCACGTTGGAAGTCGGGGTCAATGAGCAGCCCCGCCACTGGCGAGATGTCCTTAGCTCCTCCCTCCACCGCTCGCGCCTGTATCTCATCATTCGCCCGCTGGTTTTTCTCAGCCTGCGAGAGGAGGTAGGCGCGGTGATCGCGCATGGCGATGGGCTGCACGACGTTGCAGCCTTCGGCAATTTTTTGAAAATCCGGCTTGCCTTTGGTCGCATCGCCTTCCGGGAATTCTGATTCCGGGTCGTATTTGTCGGGCTTGTAATCGTTGAGCGACTTGCCCTCGGGTATCAAGCCTTCCGGTATCCCGTCGTCCTTGCCTCTCCTGCTCGTATGCTGCTTATTGCCGGGAGTGGCGGGCTTCGGGGCTTGCGGGGGAGTGGGTTTGGTTTCGTCGGCCATTGATGTTCTCGCTTTCTGCTCGCGTTGCTATGGGAGCGGGTTGGGCCTTCAGGCGTAGAGCACCTGCGGGGTGTCGGTGACGAGGAAGATTTGCGAACCGCTGGTGCCGTTGTCGGTCGGGAACGCGATGGCCTTGCGGTATTCCGCCATCTCTTCCGCGTAGAGCTTGCGGTCCTCGGCAGAAGCACCCTTGGCAATCAGCGCCCTGTCCGGTGGCATCCATTCGCAGCCGCAGCGCTGGCAGACGATCAACACGCCTCCTGTGGGCAGGATGTGTTTCGCCACCGCATAGTTGTTGTCGTTGCCCCGGTACAGGTTCTCTACGCCGTTGCCGCCTTTTTTGTGCCAGCAAGAGACGTGTCGAATCTTGTCGCGCTCGCGTTCGGAGCGCAGCGAAAGCTCAACCGACTCCCGCCGCACCTTGCGCATGTTCTCCTCACCCCGCAGGATGCGGACTTCGCGCCGGGTCTTCTCCAGATTCAACGCCTCAAGCTCTGCGTGTACGTCCATTTCTTTTGCCATAATGCAACCTCCTTTGGTTGCTGTTTTGAAGCGAGCGAATGCCTGCGAATACGAAGTATTCGCTTAGGCGATGGCGCTGCAAGCGTCGATGTACCGGATGCGGGAAACGGCGTTCGCGCCCGCCGCATTGGTGCCGGGGGGAAGCGTGACCGTGTAAAGAAAATTGTAACTAGCGAACCCGCCAATCATTCTGCTCGGGTCATAGCCGGTAGGCTCGGTAAGGCGACGAATCCACACCTGCAAATTGCGATAATCCCCGTCGCCAATCTGCGTGTGGTTCTTGCCACCGAAGCTCACGCCAATGATGCCGTCACGCCCGATGATGTAGGTGCGCAGCGCCGTCCCGGTGCCGCCCGCGAAGTTGGGCGTTTTGTGGACGAAGGTGGATTGGAAGAATGTAACGCCCCCCCACTCAACGACCGGCACTTTGTCGCCATCCGGGGAGGGAAGCTCGCGCAACTGCTCCAGTCCGTCCGAACTGCGCTTCACCACGTCAACGAGGGAGTTGTTGGTCTTATCCGAGAGGATGTCACCAACTGTATGCGGGTGTAATATACCGTAATACCGACCATCTTCCATCGGCAGCACGTTGACGCCCGCCAGCGATTGCGCCGCAGCGGTGATGTCCGTTGTGGTCACAAAGGTTGTGTCATCCACCTTCGAGAGCGCATTGGTCAGCGGGTCGAAGGTGGAAGCGGTATCGGCAGTGTTCTGGACGAGCGAGTTCACTACCTGCGCCATGCGATAGGACATCTGCGAGCCGAGTCCTTCGAGCGTGTCATCGATGGCGGTTCCGAGCGCGTAATCACTCACGTTCGCGTAATCCCCAAATTGGCCCAACGTAGAGGAATTGTTGAGCACCTGCACCGTCAAGCCCGTTTGAATAGTCCCTTCCGGGGCTTGTGTGAGCGGCGGGGCGGCAAGGTTCACATACTCAAAGAGCATGAGCTTGTTACCCGCGTTCTCTTCAATCATGCGGCGTGAAGTAGCCCGCACCCACGGCGTCATTCCTTTCAAATTGGCGACAAAAATCTTATCGAATTTTGTCACTGTTGACTGGGGAAGATTGGTGGTCAAGTTCGATGCGGGCGAGACGCCTACACCCAACGCGCCGTTGAGCCGATAGCGGCTCACGTACCCGGTCCAGTCGATGAATGACCCGCCGATGGCGGCGAGGATTTCGATGGCCGGGATAAGGAATTTTGTTGCGAATTTTCTGCCGCGCTCGGCGGCAACACTGTCGGTTCGCATGAGAGTGCTCCATTCGGAATTTTTGGCGAGGAAGTTAGTTCCTCATGCGGGTCTTAGCCGCTTCCGGTGGCTCTCTAGGCGAAGAGCGTTCGATAGTGCTGCCGCGTCTTAGGCGGTCAATTCCCGAGGGCATCCACAGCCCGCTTGAAAGCCGGGTCGCGGAGCCGTTCTTCGTACTCACGCCGCCCCATCTTGTCCAGTTCGGCGCGGGTGATGAGGGGCTTTGGTTTGGGCGGCGGTGGCTTCAGGGCGGAAGCATCGCGAGAGCGCAAACCGGAACTGCGGACAACCGGGCGGGCGGCTTCCGGGGGGTTGGGCATGGTCGCCACATTACCGTTGGCTGCTGGTGCCGTGCTGCCTTCCGGCGTCGGTTCATCGTCCGGCCACATATCCATCTTCCCCTCGTCTGCGAGGGCTTCGAAGACGATGGACAGATTGTTGCGGGTGAAGTCGTAGTTACGTTCTTTCAGTCCTTCGATTAGGCGGGCCTGATTCTCTAGGGTGGGGCAGTACGCCGGGGTGGAAGATTGAAACGCTTCGGCCTCGGCGATGTAGTAGCGGTCGGCGGCTTCCTTGTCGTAGGTTGCCACACGCTCCCCGATTGCTGCCGGGGGTGCGCCCTGCTTGCGGGTGACAACCTCTTCGATGACTTCAACCACCTTGGCCGGGTCGGTGATGCCCGCCGAGTATCGTGCCCGGTCCTCATTAGAGATTCCCTGCGGACTTATCTGAAAGGTTTGCTGCCGCCCCTTGTCGGGCTTCAAGAGTCTGCCGAGTTGCCGGTTGGCCTGCACCTGCGCTTCGGCCATCTTTTCGTTGACTTCAATCATGGAGTGCCCTTTGAATGTGGACACCCGGTTGCCTGCACTATTTACAATCTCCAGCGTGAATTCTCCGTTTTGGTCGGGCAACACTTCGATGATGTGTCCCTGCTCATCGGTGCGCGTTTCGTTGAGCCATTTGCGTTCCATTTTTGCCGCTCCTATGCGGGGCCAAAGGCATCTTCTTCCGGCTGAAGAGTGGTTAGGGCGAGCGGGTTTAATATCATCTCTCTCTCGCGCTCCTCATCCGTGAATATCCGTCCCTCGGGTTGAATTGCAACACTAGACAAATAGGTGTTCAGGCTTGCATCGACTCTTTCCTGCATGTGGACGAACAGCATCCATGCGGCTTTAGTCATCTTATGGTTTGCGAGCACTTCATCGCTGTTCTCGGGGGCTGTGTTGATGAGCTTACTTTCCACTTCAATGCAGACTTGCTCCATCACGTCCAGCAAGTCCTCCCACGTTTCGCTGATACGCAGCGAGTAGAGCCGTGCCACCGCGCCGGGGGACAGGTCGGCGGTGACGCCGAAGCGCCGTTCGGTGCGCGGCTTCAGGTTGAGGCTCATTGCGTAGCTCCGGTCGGCGCACCAAAGAACATGCTGCCCTGCATGTTCTTTTCATCGGCCATGCGCTCGGCGAACGCCGAGGCGCGGTCCAGCGGCGATTTCACCAGCGCCTCATGCTGCTCTTTCACGGTGTTGACGGCGATGCGCCCCTTAATCTTTTGGTCCTCTAGCTGCATCTGGTTTTGGAGTTGCTGCTGGTTTGCCTGCTGTGCCGCCTGCGCTTTGATGACCTCGGGGTTGGACTGCGCCATCATCTGTTTTTCGTCGTCGGTCATGGGCACAATCAGGTCGCGCTTGTTGGCCCACTCTGAAACGTCCATTACCATATTGGACACTTCGAGCACGTTCACCTTCCACCCGATTTGGCTCATCTGCTGGACCAATGCCTGATTGCCAAAAATCTCCAATAAGAACGGCAGCGCTTGTGCCATGCGAGCGCGGGCGGCGAGCCGGACGCCCGCGAGCGTGTCGAATTCGAGGTCGGCGTTGAGGAAGTCATAGAAGTTGATGAGCAGGGGTTCGGCATAGTCGGCGAGCAGCCCGCGAATCTCGGCGGGGGTCATCTCCTGCGGGGTGATGTCCCATAGGAAGTCTAGGAAGGGAATGAGAATGCCGTCGATAACGCGCTCTATGGGGGCTTGCAGGCGTCCCTGCGAAGCTGCCTGAATCATCCCCGCCCCGGTGCCCGAGCGCCCCACGCTGGACCCTTGGCGGGGCAATGCGCCCTGTACGGCAGCTTGGTCTGCGCCAACGGTGGCGTCGGCGGTTCCTTCCGATATCTGCAATGCCCGCCATGCGTCGGCGGGCACCTGCGGCTGTGGCACCAATGCGACCGCCTTGGTTGCGTCGGTTCCATCTACCAGCCGTATCCCGCCGAGCCGCCGCCGCTGGTCCTGTGTGGGGACGTTCGCGCCTCGGGCGACGGCATACTCGGGCTGCACGGCGTAAGCAATCAGGTCAAGGGCTGCGTTCGTGATTCCGGCAGATACCCTCTGGTCGCTTCCTGTGACCCTTCCAACCCCCATCCCTAGCCCTGCGTTCTCCACATTCCAGAAGTTCGCACTGAGGTAGGGGATGCGCCTGAGATTGTGCTTGTCGTTGCGGATTACGCACTTGCGCTGCAACACCACTCGCACTTCATACTCGCTCCACCATTCGAGTACCTGCATGGGTTTTTCGAGGGGGTCTTCCGAGAATTCTTGGTCGGGTGCGGCTGCTTGGTGGACGGCGGGGTTGGAATTCATTGTATCCGCTACGATGCTCTCCGGTTGGGTCTGCTCGGCGGCTTCATTGGTGAAGATGAAACGCAGCGTGGCATCGTCGGGGATATCGTAATCGGGGTTGTCGCGTAGCTTCGTGAGGTCGTCATAGTTGAGGTAATATTCTTGGACCACCCACCCGGACTTCCACATCTGGTTTGGCGAGTTCCATTTCGGATTCGGGAACACTGTGCCCAGTTCGCACTTCTCAAAAATCGGGCGCTTGCGGACAACCTCTTTTTCTACCCGTTCAAACTCATCGCTCTCTTTGGTGAACACCATGAGCGGGGGACCGCCGAGCGGCATGTTGATTTGTCTCGGCGAACCCTTGCGCTCGTAGCGCACTTCCATTTCGGTGTACTCTTCCCACCCGATCTTGAAAATTACGGTGCCCTGATTGACCATCCCCTCAATGCCGTAGGAGAGTTCGGCCTTGAAGTCGCAGCGTTTGAGCAGAATCCCTAAAAACTCCTTCCACGCCCGCGCAGTATTCGAATGTAATCGCGGGCGTTGCTGGATATCGAAGGGGATTTTCTCAGAAAAAATCGCGCCTGCTATAGCTGGCGCGATGGAATTTACCTGTTTGGCTACGTTGAATCTTGAAATGTTGGAGCGGGTTACGTTGCTGCCTTCGAAGACGGCTTGCGTTCGCGGGCTTTGATACAGGGTGAGTGATTCCCGCCAGTGCATCACCCATAAGCGGTCATTGAGCCACTGCGATGCTGCCTCGTAGTCCTGTACCACGATGGACAGCGCCGCCTGATCGGTGTACTTGGCGTTAGGAACGGGCGCGGCGGGAGTCGTTACCTCAGCCTCAAGTACCGGGGCGCTCCAGTTTCCGTCTGCTTTGAGTGGAGAGGGCATGGGTGACGGCTAACCTCATGAAATGATGGCGGGTTTTGGCCGCGCACTACATGAGGGCGTCACGTTCTCACGCCCCGTTAGGGAATGGGCTGAACTGTATCACCGAAGTAACGTGAGTGCAAGGGATTGCGGGGGGCTATCCGCCCTGTTTCGCCGTAGTTTCGCTATGCGCATAACAGCCCCCCGTCGCCTTTGAATTACATTGTATTCATAAGTATGCGATGACCGCCATCGCCACGGAGCAGGCGATGATGATGACCCAACGCACGATGCGCGAGCGCCGGTTAACCTCGTCGCGGTACGCTCGATATTCCGCCAACCCCGAGAAATCTTCTCTCATCGCTCTAACCCCGGTATCAGAATCTCCAGACCGTTCGACATGAAGCGCTCGTCTTCAATCGCGGGCTGCGCCTCTTCCGGCTCCGGTTCCGGCTCCGGGGGCGCGTAGGCTCCCCGGCAGTACACCATGTTGAAGTGATCGCGCTCGCGCATCATGTCCCACGCGGCATCCTCGGCTTCGTACTCTGCCGCGATGCTTCGCGGCAGCGCGTCGGCGCAGTGCGCAATCACGTCCGGCAAGCCTGTCTCTTCCATCATGCCGTACTCCACAAAGCCGGTGATGAGCGGCTTGGTCTTGACGCCGGTGGAGAAGAGCAGCCGTCCCCCGGCGATGGTCGCCTCAAGGCTGCGAATGTGCGTGTCGCGCACCCCGGAATCCTCTTCGAAGGGAATCCATGAGATGTACAGATTCCACCCGGTTGTCAGCGTGTAATTGTCGAGGACCGCCTGCATGGAGTGAGCGCCGGGGGAGTCGATGATGTGGACGGTGTGGAGTCCGTGTCTGCGGGCGACATCGTGAATCAGCTTGGCGGTCACGGATGGCTTGTAGTGGCCTTGCAGCACGTCGGTGATAAACATGCGGTCGGCATGGAGCAGCCCCACCGCGCCCGAGGTCGTCATCCACTTCAGCGAGCGGCAGGGAAGCCGGAAGACGATGTGCGGCATCCCCTCCATCGGGATGCGGTCCTCGGGCACCATCGCGCTCAACACTTCGCGCTCGCCGAACACAATCTCCGCAGAGCCATAGGTATCGAGCATGTACTGGGACATGAACGAATCGAATTCCGACTCGTACTCTTCGCGCAGAAATTCGTAGGACAGGATGTTGGGGAAGAGCAGTTCAACCTCATCCTCATCCGGGAACCCATCGGGGTCCAGCCGTTCACCGCTCAGAAGCCGCATGGCGGGCTTGTAAACTCGGTCGTAGGTGCCGGGGCGCGAGGTCAGCACTTCATCGTTGAACAGGTCGCCCACGCCGTAGGGCGTACCGATCTTCAGTTCCATCCCGGTCGGCTTGAGAATCTTTCGCGAGAGCTTGTAAGCCTTGGTCAGACGGATTCTGGATTCGTAATTCTTTGAGTTACGATTGTTGTTCACGTCATCGCAGATAAGGACATCCGGGTGCCAGCCCGTTGTGGAGGAGTCAACCGAGTTGCCCCATATCAGCGGCTCAATGATGGTTGGCTCATGCTGTCGCAGCGCTGCGGTGAATTCGCCGCTCTCCCGCTGGCGGCTTACGCAGAGTTCAGGGAAGAGGGCTTGGAAGAGCGTCGGCGGGCGATTACCCGGCCTCACGAAGAAGCTCCCCACTTCGTCCACGAAGGCGAAGGCGAGTTCCTTCGAACCAGAGAGAATCAAGATGGCGATGGTATAGAAGTAATGCAAAATTAGTTGTACACAATAACAAATGTCGATGCTCGATTTGTAGGTATTGCGCGGGTAGATGAGCGACCGCCTGCGCTTGATTCCGAGGCCGATTTCGTCAACGTGTTTGTTGTCGTCAATCTCGGGGAAGAATGCGAGCGCTTCGTGATGTGTCTCCGGGTCCACAAGGCAGTACCCGAGGACGTAGCAGAGCGCGAGCAGGTTCGTCTCGCACACCCGGCGTCCGTCTTCCTTGATTCTTTCGTCGGCGAGCACCAGCGCGGTAAGCTCCATGCGCCAAGCCTTGTTATCGGCGCGGGGCTGAGTGGGCTGTCTCAGCCGCCGCCAGTCGAAGCCCCCAACCCTCAATAGCTCGGCGCTCATGTTAGCCGCCTGTCCACCATCACCGCGCTCCATAGGCTCGGGTCACTCGCTAGAGCCGCCCTTGCGTTCCCGCCCCATAGGACAACTTCGGTTGCAATGTATCCGAGGTCGCATTCAATCCATCCCCGGTGAAACGCCACCAGTTCAGGGGCTACCTCGTTCACCATTTCCGGCGCGGGCGACGGAAGCGCGAGGCGGGGAACCACCAGCGCCCCTACGAGGCTTCCGATGAAAGTTCGGCGGGTGAGCTTCGGGGTCATTTCTTTTTCGCCGCTCGCTTCTTGGATTTTTTCTTCGGGATTCCGGCCTGTCGCATACTCACCGCGATGGCCTGCTTGATCGCCTTGGCCTTGCCGAACTTCTTCGCGGTGCGGCGGAAGGTCTTGCCGTACATGAATTCCTTCATGTTTTTTCCCACGTTCTTTTTACCCCGGCTCCCCGGCATCAGACCATCGCCTTGCCAACGATGAGGACGTACAGCACATAGACGAAGGTGATGCCGAGGACGACGCCCTTCGCTACAGAACGAAACCGCTCATTGAGCGCGGCGTCAATGAGCGGTTCGAGGATGAGGCTGACTAGCAGGATGATGATGATGAGCGTCACGGTGCCCCTCGTTTCCGACGTATGACATAGCGCGGTACATGCGAGCGCAAGCCGTCTTCAAATTCGATGTACGCGGTGTTTCCGTTGAGCGCCAGTAGGCGGCACGGATGGCCCTTGCGGTCATGGAGTCCGGTCGTTCGGCCTCGGAAGACGTAGGGCGTTGGCTCCGATTGGAGCGAGTTTACGGTAGCATCTGCGCTTTTATTTGTCACTGGGTTGTTCCCACCATTCGACAATCACCGATATGTCTTTCTCTTTCCGATCATGGCGAATGCAGCCCTTGGGCACCCCGGCGCGAGCTTTGGCGAGAGTAGAGCAGAGCCGCAGGTTCGCCGTGTTTGTCACCTTCCCCTGCTCCTCCAGAAGATGCTCTCGCAGCACGAAGGCGATGTGGGGATAGTCGGCGGGCCGCTCGTAGATGACAAAGATGCGCCTCATTCCGTCACCGCCGCCAGCGCCGCCGCCTTGCGCTCTCTGCGCCACATCCGGTAGTCTGCCCGCTCCTCGGGGCTGCTCGGTGTCCCACAGTATTTGCACTTGCGCAGTTCCTTGCGCTCCCGCAGGTAGTTGTTGCGAGCCTTGGCGCATCGGTCGCTGCATGTGACAGAGCGCTTTTTCTTGCGGTCCTCGGGAACTTCATCGCCGCAGCGCACGCAAAATACTTTCTCGGTTAGGTTCACTTCGCTTCCTCCAGCTTCCAGCATTTAGGGCAGCGAATGGTGTACGTCGCTGCATCGCGTTTAGCCATCATCTCCTGCGTGGACGGTGCCAGCCACACAAGCTCCCCGCAACTGCATTTCGCCTGCACAGAGCCGATGATTCCATTGTGTGCTGGACCCGCGAGCACGGTAAGCGGCTCGTTTTTGTCAAGCGTATCCATAGTGGCGAGACGGTTGCTTTCGAGCAGCCTCTTGAAGAGGTCGCGAACCTCGGGGCGCGAGCGAAAGAACGCCCGCCACGCTTCACGCTCGCTCGGCATTATTGCACCCTCCCGCCGAAGGCTTTCCGGTTGAGGTCAGGGTTGTTCTCGTCATAGGGCAAGTAGCGAGGACTGGCGGCAAATAACTTGTTCATCAGGCGAGCACTCATCTGCGTCATCCCTAACCCTAAGTTGACTGCCTGCCCTGCTCCGATGCCCATGAGCATAGCGAGTGAGGTTTCCTCTTCATCGGTCAATTCACAGTCGATTTTCATTGCTCAATCCTCTCCACTACAAAGATGGTGCGCGGGTTGGAACGGTCATCTTTGTGAACCGTCACGTTGCAGGTTTGGACGTTTGCATCCGAATGTATTACACGCGAATCCTGTAGGGCGTCAAGGCACACCTTGGCGAAGTTATCGGCATCGCCACGCTGCCGGAAGCCGAGATATACGTCAATGCTCACCCGGTAGCGGCATTTCTTTTGCTCGCGCTCGGGCGGGGCAACCGAACAGCCCTGCGCGAAGATGGCAACCGCGTCCTTGAAGGCTCGCGCCTCGGGGGAGGGAAGCGCGGCGATGTAGACAGAGCCATCGCGCCGCGCCCTGATTTTCTTGGTGAGGTAATGGTTGACGGAGGGCGGAATCAAACCCGGCACTTGAATTTCTACTTGCATAGTCACCAATTGTAGTCTACAAATGACTATATGACCAGCGAAACCGTTCCATTCTTTTTGACCGGATTTTTTCCCTGCTTCCTCGTCTTGGTCGCTATGTATGTGAACAACAAACGCAGCGACAAAATAGACACTGACCTTCACGATATAAAACTCCAGATTCAGCACTTCATCGACCTGCATATCGGCCATGAGTCGCGTATCTCAAAGCTGGAAGAGAAAACAAAATGAAAATCAGGCTTGCTCGCACGGTTGAGAAAATCATCACTCAATCCGTGCGCACCACAGAGAGCGAAAACAAGTTGTATAAACGAGCGGCGAAGCGGAAGGATATGGCCTTCAACACATGGGCCGTGCTCGCCTTGAATGCCGCCGCCGCTCAAGACCTAAAACCCCAACCCAAGGAGACACATGGCACGTCAACCGAATAAGCCCACCGTTGAACACACCCCGAGAACCGCCGAAGCCTTCACCCTGCCCGCGCCCATCGCGGACCCGCAGCTTGAGTTGTTTTATCTTCTCGGGCACCTGCGCGGTAAAATCGCCACGGCTGATCGCATCGCCGAACTGGTTCTGATCTTGCTGGCTGGAAGCACACCAGCGGCGGAAGGATAATCATTTGTATGACGATTGATTACAAGAGAACACTGGCAACCCGGATACCGCCTCAAAGGTGTCCGGGTTGTCTCTTCGAACTGGACGGCGTTCATTGCTTCGGGGATGAGTCGCGACCGGAGCCGGGGGACTTCACGGTTTGTATCCAGTGTGCTATGTTGCTGCGCTTCGGCGATGACATGGTGCTGGTGCAGGCCGCGCTTGCGGACGTGGATGAGAGTGTGCGCGAAGAGTTCGCGAAGATGATTGCCACCATTGAAGCCCTGAGTGCTGGCGGGAAGCGGGTAGTACCCCCGCAGAGGCCCATGTAAACCTTGACGCTGCGCGGATACAGGTCTAATCTCAACGAACTGAAGTCCTCCCCAACGCCGACTCCCCGGCTATGTAGCACGCGGCCTAAACCCGCACACATTACAAAGATGGATTCCCCCCGTTATCAAATGTGCAACCGCACCGCTTTTGTGCGGTATGATGCGGAAGATTCAGGAGGTTTTTAGGGCAGCAAAAAGCCCGGTCTAAAACCGGGCTTCTACTAAGAAATTTGGGAACTGATTCGCCAACCACCGCCAAGTGAGCCGAATCAACTTCCTCTCAACAACCCACCCTCTTGAGGGTGCCGCCCGATGTGTTTCTCAGAGAGAACAACGAACTATGCACACAATACACCACACCCCGACGCCACGCAATAGCTCAAGCATGGCGCACCTTTCCGGTAAACAGCGGGAGGGTCATCATGGCGCTTAGAGCCGTCACCGACCATCCGAAATTTGCCCGGTTGAAGCGAATGCTTGGCCTCAGCAAGTGTCCCGCGCTCGGATACCTTGAGGGGCTATGGCACTTTGCCGGGAAGTACACCCCGGACGGCGACCTTGGCAAATACGCCGCTGAAGAGGTTGAGTCTTGGCTGGAATGGGAGGGAGAGCCGGGGGCGCTTGTCGCGGCCTTGACCACCTGTGGATGGTTGGACCGGGATAAAGACAAACTCATCATCCACCATTGGAGCCAGTACGCCGATGAGCTTGTCCACACTTACCTAGCCCGCAAGCACAACCTATTCGCCGATGGCACCATCCCTAGCAACCGCAGACTAAACGCCAGAGAGCGCGAGGACTTTCATGTTTGGATTGAGTCACTTGGGAAAGAAAAGCGTCCCGTTGGACGACCGGCTCAAAATGCAGACAAAATGCAGACAAGTGCAACTAATGCAGACAAAATGCAGACAGAACGCAGACAGAATGCAGGCGAAATGACGAAGCCAGAGCCAGAGCCAGAGCCAGAGCCAGAGCCAGAGCCAGAGCCAGAGAGGGGTTTGCAGGGTTCCTCGCCCGCGCATGAAGCGCCGAAGGGTCAAGCATCCTGCAAACCCTTCGTGGTGCCGCAAGGCTCGGCAACCTCGCTAGACCCGGAAGCAAACCCGGAGGTCCAAGCGCAGGCGAACCTCGTAGCTCTTGCCACGCCATTTTTCCGGGCCAAGCCGGACCTCACCACCGCAGCCGTCGGTGTGATGAACCGCCGCACCATCTACGCCGCCGCCAAGTGGGAGGTCAAACACTACGCCGAGTCAAATCCGGGCTCACCGCCGCCAACCCTCCCCCAAAGTCTCGACGTGCTACGCCACATGGTCGAAGCGCATGAGGAAGCATCACCGCAGGAGTTCGAGAGATACCGCAGTAGGCCGATGGAGTTCTATTTCAAAGACAAGCTGTATCACAACAAACCGGAGACAAAAACGAAGCGCTCGACTTCGAAAAACAGCCGCATGATGGAAGACCTTGAGGCTCACCAGAGAATGCGGGCGGCGGGGGTGAATCATGGGTGAACTAAAGCAAGTTGGGATGCTGAAATTCGGGGAGCCTCCAACCGGGTTGGCTCGCCCGCTGTACGGGTCGGAGCAGGAGCAACGCATGGTTGAGCGCCAGTTGGCGCTCACGGCTACGCTGCGGCAGGTGGAGCTTGACGGTGCAACGGTGGTGGCCTATGCAACGCAACTCAAGCGCTTGGACCCGGAGAAGTATACGCAGGGAGACGTGCAGCGAGCGTTGAACGGAATCGCTAATGAACCGCGAGGCGAGTACGAAACAGCATTTCCATCGCTCGGCGAATTGCGTGACCGCATCGAAGCCGAACGCCGCAAGCGGACGAAGCAGGCCGCAGAAGCCGCCTGCAAGGACCGTATAGCGTCCTATGCTGACTACGCCGACAAGCTACGGCAGGAACGCGAAGACGAATGGGAGCGCAAAAAGGCAGCACAAAAAGAAAAGGAAAAAGTCAATGGAAGTGACAACACGGATGATGTTGCAATTTGCGGCCTTAGTTGAAAAGCATCCGGCGCACCTGCTCACACGCCGACGAAATTATTGAGGTTCGATGGCAGGGAACCCGCTGTTCCCGTACCACAGAAAACGAAAATGCCGCCACGTAGAAGCGTCGGAAGCCTCCAGATGGCTCTATCCCTCACCGGAGCCATAGAAATCGCAGGAAGTGGCATTGGCACCACGAGCCAATTGGCCCCCATAGCTTCAGCGGGAGTAGAAATCGTCACCAACCCCCCAGTTGAGCTAATCCGGCTGTATCGGAGCCAAGAATATGTCAAAGTGGACCCGGAGCTTTATGGTGAATTGAACCTCGTTCGGTGGCGGGGAAAGCGCATGAACTGGCGCAGTCCGAAGCTCTATGCTAAAGGTAGTGTGCGCGGCATAGATGAGGCGATGCACCGGGTAGTGATGAACTGCACTGACCCGGATATACTGGTGGACCATATATACGGTGATACATTGGATAACAGGCGGATACATTTGAGGACAGGCACGGTGACAGACAACAACCGCAACCGTGCGCTCCACCAGATGCGAGGTCTGGAATGGGTGAGGCTGCGGCAGCAATGGCGCGTATGTATTACGGTGAAGGACATGCGAATACTGATAGGCCACTATGATAACGAGAGTGAGGCGATGGAAGCGCGGCGGGTGGCCGAGCTTGCCCACTACGGCTTTGTAATGAGAGAGTTGTTGACATTGCCGCCCTCCTGTGGTTTGTGATACCACGTAATACACAAATGTAATACAAAGAAAACAGTTGACACGCAAGAAAAGTGGGCGTATAGAGAGCGTTTATCTGCAAGCTGAGCTATTGTATTCGTGGTGGACCTATGATAAGATGATTGCACCACGTTTTCAATAATTCGGCTTTGCCGTTGCTTCACGGAGGGACGAACGTGAAG